TTACGTGCGTTAGCGTTTCAAATGTTAGAATCTGATGTGAAGATACCAGGTTACAAACTTGTGCCTAAACGTGCAACTAGACAGTGGATTGACGAAGATAAAGCAAAAAATGCCTTACTTGTCAACCTAAAAGAATCTGATGTTATGGAAACATCATTAATCTCTCCTGCAAAAGCCGAGAAAGTGTTGAAAAAACATGGCTTGACTTTGCCCGAAGATTGTGTTGTAGCCATATCGTCAGGAAATACGTTGGCATTGGAATCAGATCCAAGACCAGCGGTTATGCAACTCGGTCAGCAACTTACCGCTGCCCTTTCTAAACTTCAATAAAGGAAAATATTATGTCAGATCTCGTAAGTTTTAATCAAGCAAACCTTCCTACAGTAACTTCTTTAAGTACAGCATTACGTGCTTTAGAAAAAGATGTTGCACCTGTAGGCGTTACAATTCTTAAGATGGATAAAACAGGGCATTGGGTTTATGGTGCCGATCAAACTGAAATAGAAGATAATTCTCTTTGGGCTGTTAATCCTTTTTCATTCATTCATGGCTTTATTGCCTGGGGTGACGGCGAAGTTTTAGGTGAAAAGATGGTAAGCGTAAGTCAACCATTACCTGAAATTGATACCGCGCCTGATGCAGCTAAACGTGGATGGGAAACGCAAGTAGGCTTATCTCTTAAATGTATTAGTGGTGAAGATAAAGGTTTAGAAGCAAGATTTTCTACTACATCCGTAGGTGGTAAACGTGCTGTTCAAGCTTTAGCTGTTTTAATTGCTAATCAAGTTGAAGCAGATCAAACTAAACCCGTACCTATTATTACTCTACAAAAAGAACATTATCAACATAAGTCTTATGGCCGTATCTTTACCCCTGTATTTCAACTTGTTGAATGGGTAGGTATGGACGCTAATGCTTCTACAGAAGAAGTAGAAGAAACATTACCCGATGGAACTACCGTCCGTCGTCGTCGTGCAACAGCGTAATGATCCTTTGGATTGATTTTGAAACCCGTAGCTGCTGCGACTTAATAAGTCGCGGCGGTTACAACTATGCTCAAGATGTAACCACTGACGTGCTATGTATGTCTTATGCTATTGATGATGGCGATGTTAAGACGTGGATACCGTCAGACCCTTTTCCTGAAGAAGTACGAAATTTTAAAGGTCAAATCAGAGCGCATAATGCTGCGTTTGAACGATTGCTCTTTTGGTATGTACTTCAGATTAATTTTGACTTAACACAATTTTATTGCACCGCAACACAAGCGCGGGCTAATTGTGCGCCTGGATCACTAGAAGATGTAGGTAGATTCTCAGGTGCTAGTATGCGTAAAGATCATCGTGGTAAACAACTGATTCGATTACTTTCACTACCCAAACCTGATGGTACCTTTAATAATGATCCTACGTTGATGGCTGAAATGATTGCGTATTGTGAGCAAGACGTTAAGGTCATGCGTACTATATCTAAATCTATGCGTGACTTATCAGATCAAGAATTGAGTGATTATCATATCAATGAACGTATCAATGATAAAGGTGTGCTATTAGATAAACCTTTAGCTGAAGCCGCTATTAATTTTGCAAGCATAGAATTAGAAGAAATACAAGCTTTAGTTGCTGATGTAACTAAAGGTGCTATTACTTCAGTACGTAGCCCTAAAATGCGTGAATGGGTAGAAGCAAGGTTAGGCCCTGAAGCATTAAAGTTGATGGCTACATATAAAGATGGCGAAAAGAAAATGTCTATTGACAAAACTGTAAGAGCTAATCTATTAGCCTTGGCAGAGGAAAACCCTGATGAAGTACCTAATGACGTAGCCGATGTTATCCAATGTGCTGACGATCTATGGGCTTCAAGTGTAGCTAAGTTTAATAGACTTGTTCAGTTAGCTGATGTTGAAGATCATCGCGTACGTGGTGCTTTTGTATTTGCCGGTGGCAGCGCTACAGGTAGAGCTTCAAGTTATGGCGCTCAAGTCCATAACTTTACACGTCGCTGCGCTAAAAATCCTGAGGAAGTACGTCAGGCCATGGTGCGCGGTCATGCAATCGTACCGCAATATGGCAAGCGTGTAACAGATGTTTTAAAGGGTATGTTGCGCCCTGCACTCATTCCAGAAAAAGGCAAGTCTTTAGTTGTGGCAGATTGGAATGCTGTTGAAGCCAGATTAACACCTTGGCTATCTAATAACCCACAAGCCGAAGAAGTTTTAGATGTTTTTAGAAGTGGTCGTGATATTTATGTACGTGAAGCTGCAGGTATATTTCATTGCGCTGAAAGTGAGATAACATCGGATCATCGTCAGATTGGTAAGGTAGCTATTTTATCTTGTGGCTTTGGTGGCGGCGTAGGCGCTTTTGCGGCTATGGGTCGTAGTTATGGAATCATATTACCTGAATCAGATGCGAAGCGCACCGTAGACGCATGGCGTAGGACAAATCAATGGGCTGTGAATTATTGGCAGTCGTTAGAGCAAGCTTATACAAGAGCTATGCGAAATAAAGGCAGAGAGTTTAGTGCAGGCCGTGTAGTTTATTTATACGACGGGTTACACTTATGGTATGCTTTACCTTCTGGTCGAATACTTTGCTACCCCTTTGCAAAGTTAGAATCAGAGGGCGTTACTTATGCAAAAGCTGCATGGAAACCTGCAGCTGATGCAACTGAATGGCCTAGAGCTAGACTATGGAAAGGCTTGGCTTGTGAAAACATAACCCAAGCTGTTGCCAACGATCTATTGCGTCATTCTCTCAGACATCTTGACGATGTTGTACTTCACGTTCACGATGAAATTGTGATCGAAACAGATAAACCAGATGAAATTAAACAAAAAATGATAGACGTAATGTGTACGCCACCAGATTGGGCGAAGGGACTTCCTTTGTCAATTGATGTACAAACAATGACGAGGTATGGTAAATGAACGTTCATTTTAGTAGTAACACTGATTTATGGGCTACGCCGCAATCTTTTTTTGATAAGTATAATTCAATTTATGGTTTTACTTTGGATGTTTGCGCTACTAAAGAAAATGCTAAATGCTCAACTTATTTTATTAAAGAACAAGATGGATTAAAACAAGATTGGTTTGGTGTGTGTTGGATGAATCCGCCTTATGGTAGAGATATAAAGAATTGGATTAAAAAAGCATACGAATCTAGTCTTAAAGGAACCACTGTAGTTTGTCTTTTGCCAGCAAGAACAGACACAGCATGGTGGCATGATTATTGTATGAAAGGTGAAATAGAATTTATCAGAGGTAGATTAAAATTTGGCGACGCAAAAAATAGTGCGCCATTTCCTTCTGCTGTAGTAATTTTTAAACAAAAGAAAAATTGCCTTGCGGGGCGATCTCAATAGGAGTTTACATGGAATTTATTGAATACATCACAAACATCGCGCCCGATGGCGAAACTATTTTAATCGTAAAACAGAAACCTTTTATGCCTTTGCAGTATCATGGTGATGGCGCGCTGAAGTGTACATGGCCAGCTTATTTACCAACAGCTAAAATAAAAGAGGGTGAAGCGTGGTATGGAAATACAGCGTGCTTCATATTAGATAGATTTAAAGATGGTAAAATATCTGCGAGTGCAGCTAACTGTGAACGCGTTGCGTTTATGGTGCTTGATGATGTAGGTACTAAATCTAAAGTACCGCCATTAGAACCTACATGGATTATAGAAACATCGCCAAACAATTATCAATTCGGATATACTTTCGCGTTAGACGATCAACCATTAAAAGGGGATTTTAGTGCAGCTATTAAAGCTATTGCGAACGCTGGTTATACTGATGGCGGCGCTATTAATCCTGTACGAAACTTTCGTTTGCCTGGATCTGTTAATCTCAAACCTGGTCGCGACAGTTTTGCATCTAAATTAATTGAGTTACATACTGAACGTGAGTTTAGTTTACCCCAAATTATAAATGCTTTTGGTGTCGTACCTGAAGCAGCTGATACAGCTAATTATTCTACAATCAGAATTAAAGATGATGATAACGATGATGTCACAGCTTGGCTAAATGCTAACGCTATGATCGTAACACCTAAGAATCAAGAAGGATGGATTGGTATTGTATGCCCTAATAGTATTAGTCATACTGATGGTAATCCTGAAGCAAGATATAAACCTGTTGATAGATCTTTTTGCTGTTACCATGAACATTGTGTAGATTTTGATAGTAAAACCTTTTTAAATTGGGTCGCTGAAAATGGTGGCCCTAAACACTCACCCGGACTGAGATCTGAATTATTAGCTGACGTTATGGAAACTGCCTTATCTAAATTAACACCTACTAATATGTTTAAAGATGACGCTGAAATAATGTTAGCTGAAATAGAACGTAAAGAGTTAGGCCGTGTTGAAAAATCAGAGTGGTACAATCGCTTTGCTTATATTCAAGATGACGAAGCCTATTTTGATATGCAAGATAGACGCGAGATAAGCCGTAGTACCTTCAATGCTTTATTTCGTCATATAGATTGTAAGTCTATTCATTCAGGTGCAAGAGTTTTACCTTCTATATCTTTTGATGAGAACCGTCAAGCCAAAGGTGCTAAAGCTTTAGTCGGCATTACTTATGCCGCCGGTGAATCAGTGCTTGTAGGTCGTGATGGTGATGTGTATGGCAATCGATGGCGCGATGCGCGTCCAGCTGACTTAACTAACAATGACATTATGCCTTGGTTAGATCATGCACGAAAGCTTATTCCTGTCAAGGAAGAATTAGAACATATTTTTGATGTCATGGCATTCAAGGTACAACACCCAGAGATTAAAATTAATCACGCTGTCTTACATGGCGGTGATGAAGGCTCAGGTAAGGATACTCTTTGGGCGCCATTCTTATGGGCTGTATGTGGTCAGAATTTACGCAATCGTGGCATCATGGATAATGATTCAGTCAATAGTCAGTGGGGTTATCAATTAGAATCTGAGATACTAATTATCAATGAATTAAAAGAACCTGATGCGGCAGCGCGTCGTCAATTAGCTAACAAGCTTAAACCTATTATTGCAGCGCCACCTGAAATGCTACCAATCAATCGTAAAGGCTTACATCCTTATATGATGGTGAATCGTGTATTCGTATTAGCGTTTAGTAATGACCCTGTGCCTATCAGTTTAGCGTCCCAGGATCGTCGATGGTTTTGCGTATGGTCAACAGCACCGCGTATGAACCCTGTTGAAGCGGCGCAATTATGGACTTGGTATCGCACCGGCGGTTTTAGTGCAATCGCATCATGGTTACATAAACGTGATATAAGTATGTTTAATCCAAGTGCGCCGCCTATGCTTACTGAGTTTAAATCTAACCTGATTGAACATGGTATGAGTATGGCCGAATCTTACTTAGTTGAAATGCTTAAGAATAGAACGGGTGAGTTTACTAAGGGTGTGATCGGATCGCCATTCCATAGCTTATGTGATCGTTTAGCTGGTGCAGCACCTTCGGGCGTTAAAGTACCTCAAGCAGCATTGCTTCATGCCTTAAAAGAAGCGGGCTGGATTGATTGCGGTAGATTAGCTTCAGGTGACTATCCTAATAAGAAGCATATCTTTGCATCGCCTGATGTATATGAAACCATGAGTAAATCAGAATTAAGACGTGCCATAGAGATTGTTGAGCCGCCTAAAATGATGATAGTTAAATAATGAAATACTTGTTTTTATTAGTTTGCATTACTTTAATGAGTGGCTGCGCTCATATCGCAACAAGCGTTGCCGTGCAAACAGGAGTGCAGTATGCGGGAGAAAAATATTTAATAGCACAAAAAAGCCCTGTTATTAAATGTAATGCTTTTAATGTTATCAAAGGGAATAAGATGTGCCGTGTCAACATGGTGTATCAGGTAAGTCATAAACATAGGAAACTCTCATGATTATCTTGATTGTTTTGTATCGCAAAAAGGCCATAATTTGCAAGACAAACAATTTTGTATGTCATAAATAAAAGGAAAATATTATGTGGACTAAACCAGCAGCTACAGAAATGCGTTTTGGCTTTGAAGTGACTATGTACGTAATGAACAAGTAATTTCAAGAAATTTCAAGAAGGATAGTAACATATTTGTTACTATCCTTTTTTATCGTGTGTATAGTGTGTATTTAAATGTATAGTTAAATGGATATATCACTTTTTTGCACTTAATTAAATCCTAAGTATTGTTGCAATAACGGCTGCTAAAACAATAGCAATAATGAACGTCATTTTTTACCTTCCAATTCTTTTAATAATTCTGCAAATTGTATAATCTTATCTATATCCTGTAGCCCACCTTTATCGCGCCAACGTGTTGCATATTTAATAATGCAACCTTCAATAAAAGGTATGCCATTGGCATGGATATACTCCACCGGCTGAATCTTTAACTTTTTATAATGACTGCCACCGACTTGTTTATTTAATGCACTGTCATTAGACTTCAAAGGCTTCACCCCTAAATGCTACTACGCCATCTTCTATCACTTCAACTAACTCTGGCGGTAATAGCTTACCTTTATGAAACGTCAGCACCGCAAAACCTGATCGCCAATTCTTAGGGTTATCTTCGGTATAGTTCATAAACATATCGCCGTCGATCTCTGCCAATGTGCCTGTATCAACACCATATCGAGTGCCTGTATAGTCGGTGTAGGCTGAAACTTTTAACGAGTGCAAGTGACCGGTCACGATTGAAGTGCCAGCACCAAGAGTATTATTATGCGTTGCATGAACCCCACCTTTCCATCTGTGTTTAATACATACATCATTCACCCAAGTAGCCCAGCAAGGTCGCCATGCAGGGAAGTGATCTTTTAAATGAAAGCCATCGACAAATTCAAATTGCGGTGCTACGGCTGCCAAATAGGTTTCAAAACGTGAATCGTGATTGCCTAGCGTCCATGTCAATACTGGTGTTGGCTTTACCTTTTTAGCTATATCTTCTATG